CGATCCGTTATGTATTTTATATTTGGTAGACTTTTGAGTCCAGTCGTGTGATTAGTCTTAACGATCAATTTGTGTGGTGTATCTTTTATACACCTATAAAACGTGTTTACTAACGATACAAGATTTTTCCTAACATCGTTCGTACCCACATACAAAAACACCAATGCACTCATGTCTCTTTTTTTATTCAAAACGATGGGTTTGCTTCTTATCAAAGGGGATGTATACCAATTGAGTGAAACGCAATTTACCCCATGTTTAACCAATATATCTTTCAGGTAATCGTATGGTACGATCACTTTATCAAAAAGTTTCATATTTTCTATAATTTCTGGATGAACATCCGATGTTTCAAACATGGTAAACAATTGCTTGTTCTTTTGAGGAAAGCTTTTTATCCACGTCTTCCAAACGGGGAAAGTTTCTATCAATTCAGAAATTGTACACGTATCCGGTGTATCGTCATCTTCCAACCCAAGATCTTGTTTAAGATAAAACCTCCCGTATATTTTACCAAACATGATTTACTATGGAACAAAATCTTTAAAACAAGCTAGACACATATTCTTGTGATTGATGTATCCACACTTGATGGCACCCACATGGTACATCGTCGTTATACTTTAGTCCCTCAACTGAAAATTCAGAGGCCTCTTCCCTTGAAGGTGTTTTTATGTCGGTTAGACAGAAATATACGTCTTCCGGTGCACCATTCCATGGTTTATTTTTGCAAATGTTTTTCATCGTTTCAACTTTTCTCAAAGAAAATCCACCATTAAACATAAATTTCTTTTGTTTATCGTACATGAAATATTTATATGTAAATGGGTGGTTCCCATTAGTAGATACACATCTATCGCATTTACATCCCGCGCCACACACCGTGACCACCCGACCACCGTATATGCTATAAAAGTGGTTACACGGTGCACCTACGTAATCATACTCAAAGAATTTTTCAGGTATTTTCTTGAATAGATACGAATCCCACTGATTTGTGAGTACATATTTAAATTCCGAAAATGTGTTCCAAAAATCAAAGTTTGTGAGTATCTTATTATAATCATCCACACTCCCTTCGTGTTGTAACATTTCAATGTACCGCACATTTTTCCATTCACCCGTGATATTCATGATCCTATCTCGATTCACACTACTGTGAACAATCATGATGGACGCATCTGTACCACCGTACACATTACACAGGTTATGTAAATTTGTTTTTATTATGTCTATGTCCCTGAATTCTATGTAAACGAGGCATAGATCTGATTTTGATTTCCAAAGTGTCTGCTCGAGTGTTGGAATTTTGGTATATTCATCTATACACTTTCTATAGAATTCCATATAAAGATAATAGAATATTAATCTTTAAATGAGACAGTTTCATGATAAACGTGGTAGAATGCTATTTAACTTTGATGAACCACCGTTTGATATAAAACAATCGGTCACATCCATAAGTCAAAAGAATGTCCTACGGGGTTTACACATAAGCCCATACCAGAAATACATCGTTGTTGTGACTGGACATATATTTGATGTCGTGGTACAGCCAGATGGAACTTACAAGACGTACGACCTAAAGGTGGGAGACTCCGTTCTTGTAGGTGAAAATTGTGCACACGGCTTTTACGCCTTCGAAGATTCACAGATCATATATTTTCAAAGTGGCTTCCATGATCCAAAAGAAGAGAGAGCGTGTCACTGGAATGACCCGGTGCTAAACATCCCGTGGCCCATCGAGAACAAATCGGAACTGATCGTATCAGAAAAGGATTCAAACAACCCGCTATTCAAACCAATACACTCTGTAGTATTAGGTCCAAATGGCTATTTGGGTAAAGAGCTACTGAAACACATCCCAGGGTCCATTCCATGTGATGCGCGTTTGGAATACATAAGAAAACACTTGGAATTTCTCAAACCAAAGTATGTATTTTCAGCGGCAGGTATAAGTGGTAAACCTACTATCGATTGGTGTGAAACACACGAAGCGGAAACGATGCACACAAACTTGACGCAACAACTCCACCTCATACAAGTGTGTAAGGATTTGGGTATAAAACTCGTCATCATAGGGTCCGGATCCATATACGAAGGCGATGCATTCTTCAAAGAAGAAGATACACCCAATTTTGATAAACACGTCTATACACAGGTTAGGATCATGCTCGAAACAGCCATAAATTATACGTATTCTAATGATGTACTTTACTTACGAGTGGCTTACCCCATAACACGAGATGGCCATCCAAAGTGTCTCTTATCAAAACTTGAAAAGAATAAGGACAATATCCATGATATAAGTGTTTCAGCTACGGTGGTACCATCTTTGTTCCCCAAAATACCAGAATTGTTGGAAAAGGGTGTGACTGGTATCATCAACTTTACAAACGAAGGAAGCATGCGATTATCTGAGATGATCAAGGATTCAACTGTATCTAAGGATACACCAAACAGAAGTGAATGTAAGCTCGATGTATCTAAACTCAAAGAATATATACAAGTAGACCCTTTAAAGGAATGCCTCCAATAAATACATATGAAGCTCTCTTATGCTATCACCGTGTGTAATGAACACAGGGAGCTCGACAATCTTTTGTATTTTTTAACGGAAAATAAGGATGCTGAAGACGAGATAAACGTGTTACTTGACGCTGGGAAGGCTACGGACAAAGTGAGGTCCGTTTTGAAAAAGTATGAAGGTATCGAAATTAATGAAAAGGAGTTCGATGGAAACTTTGCAGATCACAGAAATTATCACGCGAGTGTTTGTTCGGGTGATTATATATTCGTGATAGATGCAGATGAAATGCCTCAAATAGGTCTCATCGAAAATGTTAAAAATGTTCTATCCGAAACAGACGCAGATATAATGGGCGTTCCAAGAATTAACATATGCCCAGGGTACACACAAAAATGGTTGGATAAACACAATTTCAAGGTAAATGAGTGTGGTTGGATTAATTGGCCGGATTTCCAGGGTAGAATATACAGAAATGTACCATCTATCAAATGGGAAAAGGGTCTACATGAAAGATTAGTGGGCTCTGAAAAGGTGCTCATGTTCCAACCCAACCCATACCTGGCTTTGTGGCATATCAAGAGTATACAGAGACAGGATAAACAAGATGAATTTTACGGTAATATGGTTAAAAAATAAACAGAAGCATTACTAAATGCAGATCCTCGTCACCGGAGGATGTGGATTTATAGCATCAAATTTCATAAATAGGATGAAAGATAAATATCCACAGGCACATTTTGTGAATGTGGATAAACTCGACTACTGTTCAAACGTACACAACGTTGAAGATGGTAAGTGTACCTTCATAAAAGGCGACATAACTAACATAGAACTCATAAATCACGTGATATCCGAATACAAATTTGATACGGTATTTCACTTTGCCGCACAAAGTCACGTAGATAATTCATTCGGCGAACCACTCAAATACACTATAGACAATGTTTATGGAACACATGTTCTACTAGAAATGTGTAAAAAGCACATACCCAATGTGGAATTTATACATTTTAGTACAGATGAAGTCTATGGTGAATCTAAAGATGATGTAGCATTCACGGAAGAAAAGAGTCTTTTAAAACCAACCAATCCGTATTCGGCATCAAAAGCAGCCGCGGAAATGATAGTGAATTCATACCTCGAATCATTCAACATGAACATTAAAATCATTCGATGTAATAATGTGTATGGACCAAAACAATATCCAGAAAAGCTCATCCCTAAATTTATAAAATTACTTAACAACGATCAAAAATGCACCATACATGGTAAAAATGCAGAAAATGTAAAGCGGGCATTTATACACGTAGATGACGTGACGGACGCAGTGGAGGCTGTATGGAAGCGTGGTAAAACTGGGGAAATTTACAATATCGCGTCGAACGTGGAACTTTCTGTAATGGAAGTGGCTCGTATAATTATTAAAACTATAAAAAATACTACAGACTACGATTCATGGATAACATACATAGATGATAGACCTTTTAATGATGTGAGATATCACATCTGTGCCGATAAGCTCGCGAGCATAGGATGGTCACAGAAAAGAGGTATGGATAATTTTATAGAATTTATTCGTAACTCTTCTCTTCTATGAGTGAAGAGTTGGTTTCATCGTTAATCAACCGTTTAATCCTACATCGTTCATCATTGAAATTGTGTATGTCTCTCGCACACATGACGAATTCTTCACCAAAATCACCAGCCTTGTCCAATAGGCGAATCTTGTCTTCACAATCCCAAAGCAGTTCATTTATCTTCTTGAGTGAAGATTTATGAGACGTTTCAAATTCACACTTTCTAAGAATGTTCAATTCATTTTCAACATTCTTCAATTGTGCTTCATTTTTTATCCTTTCAGACTTAATCTCCAAAATAGTAATCTTATCGATCAATTCACCGTTAGATACATCAACCAGCATTTTTATAAACATGACTTAAAGCTTTAAATGTCTCGTATGTTAGTATGACCATATCTATCGTTCATCACCTCGGTTTGGGTGATCAGATTATGTTAAATGGTATGGTGAGGCACTTTGCCGAAAAGGATGACGTTCGAATTTTCTGTAAAAAGAATCAAGAACCATCCATCCGTTTCATGTATAGAGATTTAGGGGACAAAGTTGATGTATTCACCGTAGATTCGGATGACCCAAAACTTATTTGGTCAAACATAAAAGGTCGCGTGATACCACTCGCTACATATGGTATTCCAGATCAACCGTGGAAAATGCTCATGCATGGGGATCCAAGTATATTGTTAAATTGGGCACATAGTATATACATACAAGCTGGTATACCACCCAAATATATGTATTCTAAATTCAGGGTAGATAGGGACGTAAACAGTGAAATAAATGAAACTGGGGATTTTGTTTTTATTCACGATGATCCAGAAAGGGGTATGAATATCGTCACAGACAACGGGATGCGGGAATTTAGAATCACACAAGATCGTCTATCTAAAAATCCAAACATTTTTGATTACATAAGCGTCATAGAAAATGCAAAAGAGGTTCATTGCATGGACAGCTGTTACGCGTGGATGATAGAACTCATGGAGCTTGGAAATCCATCCAAGAACTTTTTACACGTAAACACGAAAGTAAATTATTCACCCAGGATGGTACACACGGTGTTCAGTGAAGATGTATGGACATTAATTTCTCAGTAGATAACATATAAAATGGTCGATCTGAAACAACTTCAGGCACTCGCCAATAACGCAAAAGTTGAACTCGAGATGTCGAACGGTACACTCGGTTTAATCATCATGATGGGCATCTTTTACATCGCGATCACCAGCGTCGGTGTCTCTACCTTCAACAAGTGTAGCCAGATCCAAGATTCCCAAAAGTGGAAGAACTTGAAGGGGTTCTTGAGTCACACCATGACCATGGCCATCACGACCATCGCGACGCTCATCTTCGCAAAGTTCGCGAAGTCTGAGGCCGCTGTTTTCGGTATATTGTTCGGTATCTTCGGTACCATCGCATCTTCCATGACTCTCGCCATGACCAACGAATGCAAGGACTCCGCCGATAAGTCCGCCCGTAACTTCGGTATCGTGAGCTTGATCGGTTACTTGCTTCTCATGCTTGGTTCTGGTTTCATGATGTTTAGAAAGAAGGGTGGCAAACTCCCATCTTTCAAGAGGTCCGCGGCGGGTTCGGCTGCTCCAGCGACCTCGGCGAGTCCCATAGAAACAACACCATTGTCTCAAAATATGCCAATGACAACGCGCACTCGATTTTAATCTCCGTACACAATAGATGGATAAACGAATCATCGCGTTGATACTATTGTGCTTCTTTAGTTGTGTCGGATCAGTCATGGCCATCCTAGGTGGACTGGACGCTAAAAAAACGGGTGAAATAGAAGGCACAGAAGAGTACTACATGAAAAAGTATGAACTCCAAAAACTGAAAGACATCCTCAATGATGCCGTCGCGGCGGATACACAGATTGTACCCCCAGAAAAAACAGCGGGTGATTTCATAGACATAGATGAGTACATCGAATATAAAATTCAGATGTCCGCAGAGAAAAAACAGAGAGATGAAATCATAGAACGTTCTCAACCACACATAGATAAGTTAAAACGATGGTGTGCGGAACACTACGATGCCGTCGACAAGTTTAGAAAGTCAAACACGAAAATCACATATCTGAGTGGTACACAGGTCTCAGCGGGTCAGTTTTACGGGAAGTTCATGGAAGGGGTTTCAGATGAGGGTAAATTGTTACTTTTTAAAATTTGCAGAAAGTAAATATGCATGTAGTCGATTCGATTCGAATCCTCTTAATGCTCCTGTCTTATGTGATGCAGAAGACAGGAAGATTAACGTTCGAAGAAAAATACAAAATGTTAGAATTCATAGGTACACTCACAAAACACACCACGTTTACGCCTCGTATTTCTGGCGACGATACAACTGCACGAGCGTGTATACACCTAATAGAAGACCTGCAGCGGAGTACATCGCGTAATAATTTGAACCCTGCCTGTATTGATACACCGTCCACAGAAGGCTCGTGATGATACCGGAAATGACGTAAGCTCTGTCGTATTCTTCGAGTCCCTTCATGTTGTATATATTATTGAATTCGTTCACCAGCTGGTACACACCCATGGATACGGCGACGAACACAATAGTCTTGTCTACGTCCATTATTAATAATTAAAGAATTTATTTCTATGATAAACATAAATGGAGAACACAGATAACGCACCAGAAAATGTCATCAGTGGTTACGCGAGCGACAAGACGAAGGAAGCGAAGCAGGTCATCGAGCGCATGAAGGCGTTGGCCAACCGATACAAGAAGACCGGTATCAACAAGGAAAACATCTGTGGTGTCGTATCGACGCTCATGATGGAAGTCAACAAGCTCAAGGGTTTGAAGGGTCCAGAAAAGAAGGAACTCGTGATCGACTTGATCTACTCTTTGATTGAACAAATCGATGAAGGCGAAGAAGATTCCGAACTTGAAATCGTTCTCAAGAAGATGGTTCCACCAATGATTGACAGTTTCTCCGTAATGCTAAAGGTATCTAAAGTTTGCAGCTGTTTTGGTAAGTAGGATGAAGTTTCCATCTTTGGAAACCATGGTCATATATGGAATTTACACCATAAGAGATTTAATTTTGTACTCTGAAAACAAACTTGTACAAAGGAACATACGTGTTTTAAATGAATGTGACAATTGTTGCTTTGTATTCGAAGGTTCGGTCTGTGAAAATTGCAACCACCTTAAAAATAACGCGCTTGTATTCAATAAACATGAAGTTTCCGGTCGTCACCACTTACACTACTAAGTTTTTTCGAGTCTGTCCAAAGTGATTGTATATGCTGCGCAGAGCGAAGACTTATCAAACAACTCCAGCGCGTGTGCTCTAAGAAGGGGTACAGGGCACACAAGTTTACGTCTTGGGTTAACAGGAAATATGGTACGTTAGTGATTTGCCGAGAAACCAGTTATGGCGAAGGTATATCACTACCGTGTGTTTTATGCAGAAAGGTCATAGAAAAACACGACATCAAATGGATGGCGTACGATGGCCAAAATTGGGTACACAGTGCCCGTTCAGAAGAACTTCCTAAATCGAAACCGACAAATAAACAAAAGCGTCTCTTACGTTTTGGACTTAATGATGAGTCCTAACGCCGATTCCAAATTGTTTTGGTTTCGTTTGAGTGGTTTCTCTCGTTTTAATCGGAGTGTTTCATTCTTTCCAGTCGCACTCTTTATTTCATCCATCTTCTTTGTGTTTGAAATAATTGGTATGACTTTACTTTCTAGGGGTTTCTTATCTATCTCTTTAGGTTTCTCTTTGTCTACGACGCTATCGTTCCTAAATTCTTCTATGGTCATGGTTCCACCGAACACATCGAGTTCTTCGCGGAGGGGTGCGATCCGGATAGAACCGAGTTTGTTGTATAGCTTCTTACGCATGATGATTATGTTACTACATATAATTCCACCGCGCGTGATACCATACTTATCGATGGCATATCTTTTCATACAACTCCACGAACAAAATCCACCACACGTATAAAATTTATTACGCTTTTCGTCATATTTGTATGGTAATTCTAAGGTTTCACCTTCAAATGGATGACAACACCACCAACACCACATAGTTTAGAATTATATATAAGTCTTTAAGTTTATATTTTTTTTCTCAGTACATCACAAATCATGGGTGGGGGTGGAAGTTCTACCATCAACCAAAACTTTAATATGAATGTCGTCAATGACGTGATGTACAATTCTGTCACAAACAACGAAACCATCAATGAAAACACCATGCAAAACATTCAAGGTATGCAACTCAAGGTGTTGAGAAATGTTGGGTGTAACATTGAGACCGATCAACAGATCACCTCAAGTTTCATGGCGACGACGGAGCAGATCGCCCAAAGTTTCCAAAAAGTAGAAAACGAAATTGTATCTGAACTTCAGGCACAGGCTGGGGCCGCACTCGATAAACAGACCCAGATGGGGAACATGCAATTCGGTGATCGCCAAAACGTAAATCAAAATATTAATACAGAGATTAAAAACATCGTGAAAACTCAACTTGAAACCAACAACCTCACGAAGACTATCAATGAATCCGTTAACGTACAAGATCAAAACATATACATAGGTGAAACCATATGCCTCAATGGCGAAAAGCTCACATTTAAACAGAACATCTCCGCGGATTTGGCTGCACAAGCCGTGTCTAAGAACATTCTTTCGGCCATCACAACCAACAAAATGGCGAATGAAATCATCGCCAAGGGTGAAGCCACGGCTGCGTCCAAGGCTGGTGGTGCCGCGGAAGTGGTCGATTCGGTCGGCGATGCCGCCGCCGGTGTCATAGGCGCCATGACTGGGCCAGCGAAATACGCCATAATCGCACTCGCCGTGTGCTGTTGCATGACCGTCATAGCCATGATTGTACTCGGTATGTCTCCAGCTGGTCAAAAGGGTATGAATAAGGGTATCAATGCCGGTATCGCCAAGTTTGGTAAAAGATAAATAATCATTTTTGTTCTCTGTGGTGTACTGTGACCACTAAAAACAAAAATACGTTTACAAAGATTCGATGTATGCGATGAGCTTTTCG